ATACTAAAATAATGATTATTCGAACTGATGCTGTGATGAACATTTCAGAGAAGAATATCCGTTTCGATAACAAGTTTGAAAAACGAAACTTACCTGTTTAGAAACAATCGTTAAAAATACTAACACTCTTGTTTTAATCATTTTAAAATAACATATGTAGCAAAGTTTTCATGGGAAAGATTGTAATCATAAAGGATGCAGATTTTGAAGACAATTCAATCGAAATGACACCGGTTAATCAATAAAAATGCTTCTAACTAATAAGAAATGGCTAAGGTAACGAAAATAAATGTAGAAGAATTTGATTACTTTATTGGTTCAGACGCTTCTATAATTACGTTCAACAATACCAATAGTGATTTAGTTTCTACAAATGTGCAAGATGCTACTGAAGAAATAAATGATAAAGTTGAACCGCTAACAAACATTGCTAATAAATTTATTGATAGTACTCGTATAAATCTTTTTGATAAAAGAAAAAAGGTTGATGATTATTTAGTCAGTAGATTAGATGGTGAACTCAAACCGAGTTCAACAGTCGGTGCTTCTTTTACTACAGATTACATACCTATTGATGAAGCCGGTTGCTATGCTGCATTGGCAAAAAAGGGTGGTACTTATTTAGGATATGCTTGTTATAATAGCGAAAAAGTATTTACTCATGGTTATAGCAATGAACAAGCAACATATCAAGAAGGAGACGCTTATGTAAGATATTCTGGTGCAATCGCACAACTTGATGAATTTATGGTAATTAGAGGAACTTCTTCTAACTATCCAAATGAATATATCCCATATAATTATTTAGAAAGTGAGTTTAAAACAAATATTATCGGTGAAGAACAACTTAAAGACAATAGTATATCCGCATCGAAATTAAAAGATGACATTAGTGTTAATAATTTAACAACTAATGATTCTGTTAGACCATTGAGTGCTGCACAAGGAAAGGTAATTGCAGATGCTACGATGGATTTGGTTATCGGAACGAATTTGCTTAATCCGGACACAATAGAAGTAGGAAGATATGTAAATAGAAATACCGGAGTGGTCGGAGATATCTCCAATCCCACATATAATGCTACATACGGTTGTACTCCACTTATACCGCTTACAGAAGATATTATCTGCATTAGTTGTATGAACAAAAGCGGTCAAGGAGTAGCAGCTTATGTTGCATATGATGAGAATGGAGACTACATAACTTTCCTTGATAAGACTACAAATCCCGGTAGTGCTATAGCAGTATCCAAAACGGATAACCCTTCATATGCTTATGTTCGTTTTAACTTATATCCAAACGAAAATAACCAGTACGCAATATACAAAGGAAGTACATTACCAAGCGAATTCATTCCTTATGCTGAACCTTACTGGATAATGAAAGATGGTCGAATTGCTGATAATTCAGTATCAACAACAAAATTAGTTGATAGTGCAGTTACACCAGATAAAGCAAATTTCTTTGAAATTATATATAGCAAGAATTTATGTAATCCAAATGATCCTGACTTTAAATTAAATGTGCAAATCACTTCTACTTCAGGTAATGAATATTCTTGGGCAGGTACTGAACATGAAGGTAGAGTTGGTTGTACTGGTTATATTCCGATTTCAGAGAATGGATTGATACTTAATCATTATGGTTCGCTTGGTAATACATCAGGCATGGCTGTCTATGACTCTGATAAAAAGTACATTAGAGGTGACAGAACCAATATTTATACATATGTAGAATGTGCGGGTGATGCTTATATAAGGTTTACATTTGATTATGATTATAAAGATTCTATACAGGTTGAAGAAGGTTCTGTAATAACAAATTATGTTCCGTATTCAGCAGATAGAAAAATCAAGCCAGAATATATACCAGATATTGATATTAGTTCATATGTTCCGCCAAAAAAATTTAACTGTTTAACGGCAAAGGGAATTATTGATGCTTCCGGAGTTATATATACATCATCTATTAATATTTCAAAGAACTGTACCTATGTTGGAAGAGTTAAGGGAACAATAGAGAATGTGTGTTTCGGTGTTGGTTATACTAATGGCAATAATAAAAGATTATATGCGGCTTCTTGGCTTGAATTAACTCAAACACAAGCGATTCTTCATAGGTATTACACATCAACTACCACTGAAGATACTCAAACATTGCCAAGTGAATTTATAGATAATGACACGACTGTTGTAGTGTCTACAACTATTGATAGTACTTCTAATTCTACATATGTTCAATGTGTTTCAAAAATACAAATTTTTAATAGCAAAGGTGACATCTTTGAGTATACTACTAAAAACAAATGGGGTGTCGGACGACCTTTTATCGAAAATAATGGTACGCAAACTATTATTGATGCTGAAGTGAAATTCTTTCCAAAGGATTTAACCAAAAGCATATGGATGTTTGGCGACTCATATTTTTCATATAATGACGCAAACAGATGGCCTTATTATTATTTTAGAGATTTATATTTCGGAACACTTTATGATAACAAGGCAGGAGAAAAACCAGATGAGGGAATTTCAGATTTAACTACATTACTTGGAATGGGATATGTTCCATCTATAGTTGTTTGGTGTCATGGTATGAATGGTGGCGGAACCGAAGAAAAGGTAAATGATGCTTATACAATCAATTCTTATCAAAAGACTTATATAGATACTTTAATCAGTTTGTCTCATGAATATGGTTTTGATGTTGTAATATCTACTATTCCTACAACTCCGAGAGTCCAGAGAACTGGATATAACAATTATATAAAAACTCTTGGATGTAGAATAATAGATTTTGCAGATGCTGTTGGTACAGATGAAGATGGCATATGGCATAATTCGCCGACATTATTTGCTTGGAGAAACGAAACGCTTGCTGCCACTATATACACAAGCAAAAGTATAGACAAGGTTCTTGACACAAACACAGCAAATCATATATATAATTCAAACGGTAGTGTCAATGACAATTACACAATAGAATCGAAAGATGAAACAAACAATGAAATCACCGTTTCATATAACAATTCATCTTATGTGTTCAGTGCATTAAGTTCGAGTGATATAATAGGGCATATTTCTTCAGATATGGTGCATCCGACACAAACAGGAGCAAAAGTGTTATACTCAAGAGTGCTTGCGGATTGTCCAGAAATAACAATAAATGAATAAATTATGTTTATTGATGTTTTATAACTATTTAATTTCAAAAGACTTGTTGAGGATATGTTTGAATTAAACAAATAACAATAGACACTTATTTCCGTATAGAGAATAATTAAAATTGAAGATATAATGAGCAACTAAAATAGTTGCTCATTATCTTTTTTATATCTACAAAGATTGTTCGATTTTGTTTTTTTTTTGTGCAATAAATAAACAAAATGCATTTTTTATTAAATGAGAAGACAAAACAAAAGATCTCTCTATGAGAGCATCATGAGAGATGTTGCAAAAGTTGTCAAAAGAAGACTCAACGAAGGTCTGTATGACTTTGAATCAACAAATTCTTTTAATGATGTTGATGACATAGATATGAATATTGCAAGTAAGAAAAAACTTTCAGAGTATACATTTAGAGATATTTTGAATCCTATATTCAACAGAGTTCTTCATAATGACAGTCCAGATATATTTAAACTCGACCATGATGGAAGAATCGGTTTTGATGTTTATGCTTATAAAAATATTAGAGATGCAAATCGTGATTATATTCCAAATGTTCAAAAGCCATCATTTGTATTGTATGAAGACAATATTGCATTTGCTATTGCTAAATTAAGTTATTTAATTTTCGATCATAGAAGAACATTTGGAAAATGCAATCCAAAAATTGAACGTTTGTATTATTTTTTTATGCGTAACATTCCAGGGTTTGCAGATTTTATTCATGGTTACTTGGATAGAATAGATGAAATCAAACAAAATGATCCTTGGTTTATCAATCATTCAAGAAGAGTTTATGGCAAAGAAGGTGATGAAAAAATATATATTAAAACAGGAGAAGACGGTTCACTAAGTCTGAATGTAATTGAAGATGTTTTTACGCATCTTGACCATGTTTGTCCACTGGATAAGTTTGTTAGAAAATATCTCTGATTTTAGAAAGTACAATTGAAAAGGAAAATGGTCATCATCAAAAAAATGGTGACCATTTCTTTATTAATAAATAAATATGTTTCAATACATTATAAAAACAAAAAAGGTCATCATATAAAATTGATGACCTTTTTAGATTATATTGTTTTTAGAATTCATCATCTTCTACTTCTATGCTTCTTTTCATATCATTAAGAAAACATGTCATGAAGTTCTTTTTCAATCTCACCATATGTTGCATTTATTAATCTTGAAAATGGATAAACTTTTTCGACATGATTGAATACATCAAGAATCAATTTTGCTTTTTCTTCATTAGAACCAAATAACTTCAAAAAGCCACCGGCGTATCTTTTTGGATGATTGATAAACCAAGGATCTACTTTTTTGAGTTCATCGATCAAATCACTGAAATTTCCAAGAAGATGATTAAATTTAATTGAATTTCGTTCAAATGTTTTAAATACTTTAAAAAAGTATTTATTACATGGATTAATTTTATTTTGTGTTACATTATACAAATAATAAACTTTGCAACAGAGTTGTGCTATATTTTCTGCATAAATAGTCATCATCGGTTTTAGGTTTGTTGGTGGTGCATCATCATAATCATCATCATTAATGCCAAGAGAATATAAATTGATGCCAATTCTTCCTTTATTGTCAAGCTTGAATAGTTCTGGGTTTAATTTATTGAATTTTTTATTGAGATCGGGTTTAAGAAGCCATTCAAACGGAATCTCGCTCAATGAATAAGAACGCGAACTGTTAATTTCTCCATCAGACTCATTCAATCTTCTCTTAACTACTTTGGCAACATCTCTCATGATGCTCTCATAAAGAGCCTTCTTGCTTTGTATTCTCATTTAATAAAAAATGCATTTTGTTTATTTATTGCACAAAAAAAAAGGATTTTTGAACACACTATGCTCATAAACTCATTATTTTCAACAATCTACATTTTCATTTGATAAATAAAAAAATTTTGCAAAACTACTGCCAATGCCAACAAAGCGCAGGATGTCTATTCCACGCCGGGAGCAGATTGAACTTCGTGATGACAAGTCAAACTATCTCGACAAGGAACTTGAGAAGGAGAAACGAGCGGAGATATACTCGACAGAGAAGATAAACCAGATACTGAAAGACATAGAGAACGGAACTGCTCCGGACATGATTCCGTTCTTTCATGGAAAGATAGAGTGGCGTAACGCGGACCTCGCCTTCGAGTACACAAAAGAAGAGTGGGACGAGATGCAGAAATGCCAAGACGATCCGTTTTACTTCATCGAGACATACTGCAAGTTCTTGACGGACCGCGGCAGGATGACTGTCAAGCTCAGGGACTACCAGAAAGATGTCATCGAAATGTACACTGATTCGTACTACAATGAAGAGTACGAGATGTTCCTTCCGAAGTCAAGACTCAACATCCTGCTTCAGTCAAGACAGACCGGAAAATGCGTTTCCCTGAACACAAACGTCACAATCAACAACAAGCAAGTTCCACTCTATGAAATATACTACCGTTCAATCAAGAAACCGACGATTCTTGACTTCTTGATATACACAGCGCACAAGTTCAACAAGAACAACATCATGTCCGGTTTCATATACAAGTGCATGTGCAGAAAGTTCAAAATCAAAGACTTTCAGCATTTTAACAAGAAGATAATACAGACAACGAACATAGACACGCTTGTTCTTTCTGAAAACAACGACTACAAGCCGGCTACTCACTTTCATATCACGAAGCCGTTCATTGTCTATATAATCAAGTTGGAGAACGGTTTCTCTCTCGAATGCGCGGACACGCATCTTGTCAAGACATCGACAAATGTCTGGAAATATGCAAAGGACTTGACAACATCTGACCTGCTACAAGTCACGACAGGTTTCTCTCGCGTCATCTCTGTCACAAAGACAGACCGGAAAGAGTTCATGTGCGATGTTTCAATAAACGACTATTGTCATTCTTACTTCACGAACGGAATACTTTCGCACAACACGACAACGACTGCCGCATTCATGGTCTATTATATGATATTCAACAAGGACAAGAATGCAAGAATCGTAGCAAACAAGGGAGATACTGCAGAAGAGATTCTTGACAAGGTCACAGACATCCTAAAGGGACTTCCGTTCTGGCTCAAGCCCGGAGTCCGCTCTGTATCAAAGACGACAATCAAGTTCGAGAACGGATGCACGCTCAAGTGTTCCGCAACATCAGAGACGCCGGCGACAGGTTCTACCATTCATCTTCTCATGGTTGACGAGTGCGCTCTTATTCCGGCAAACAAAATTGTTCCGTTCTGGCAGTCTGTCTGGCCGACTCTTTCATCATCGGAAATATCGCAAATCATCGTTCTTTCAACGCCACGCGGACGTCATAACCTTTATGCAGACCTGCTGTTCTCCAGCGACATGGTCTATTCGCACGACAATCCGAAGTGGAACGGATTCAGATACAAGAGGGTTGACTACTGGCAGGTTCCGGGACACGATACGGAAGAATGGAAGCAGAAGCAGATAGCGGCATTCGGCGAAGCGAACTTCAATCAGGAATTCGGTCTCTCTTTCGACTCTGATGCATCAAAGCTTGTTTCTCCTGTTGATTTGAAGTGGATGAACGACCATGCTTGCTTCTTCCGTTCTGTTGACATATACGGCATTCCGAGAAACGTCTCTTCCAAACTGTTCTGGCATCCCGACTTCCATCCGGACCAGTTGACAGAACAAGACCTGATGACAAGCAGGTTCTTTCTGCAGATAGACACGGCAGAGGGAAAGCAAATCGGAGAAAAGGGACAGGAAGATTCGGACTGGAACGTCATAACGATATACAAAATCGAATTCTTGGACCCGCAGATAATCGAAGCGAACAGAGACGGATACAAGGAAGTCAAACTGAAAGACTGCATCGCGTTCAGACAGGTCGGAGTCTATATGGATCAGGTGTTCGACGAGGAAGAATGCGCGGAAGCGGCAAAGCATATCGTGTTCACATGGCTCAAGAACGGACAAATGACATATCTCGGAACAGAGTTCGACAACTGCCGTGTCAATATAGAAATTAATTTCAATGGACACAACTGGCTGAAGATATTCAAGAAGCATGACATGTTCTATCCGTCTCTTGTCATCAAGACTTTCCATTCCAGCAAAGCGACAAAGAAGGAGATGGGATTCAAGACAGTCTCCGGCAGCAAGGGAAAGGGATACTTCTGCGAACTCGGCGCGAAGATGATTTCAAGAAGACAAATCATCATAACACACGACCATGAAGTGTCGTCAAACTCAACCATTCAGCAGCTTGAGGCATTCGCGAAATCGAAGACAGGAACATATTCAGGCGGAGTCATGCACGACGACCTTGCGACAACAGTCTTGTTCGTCTCTGTCGCTTTCGAGGAAGAAGAATTCCAGTACTGGCTGGATGACTGGTTCATGATGCTATGCTCTTCCGAACTTGTGAGCTATGAAATGACAGAGACGCTTTCGCAGGTTAACATGTTCATAGAGAAATATGCAGTCCAGACACTTGACGACGAATATTCGGAATCAGACATCGCCCATCTGTACGGAAACGCGGCAAGCGGTTTCGGAAAGATAACAACAGCTTCATCGACAGGAAGCATGCATCAAATGCCACCTGCATATCCGCAAACCGGACGTTATCCGTCGGCACCGATGCCGTCATATCCGTCAAGCGTTCCATCAGCACCGAGAAGTCCGCAGATGCCCGGTTACGGCGGAGGCTATCCGACTGCGAGTCCACTAAGGCAGCCGATGCATTATCCGACAGGAAGATAACGAAAAAGAGCAACCCGGAAATTCGGATTGCTCTTTTCTTTATATAATACTCATCTCCTAAACGAAATCCTCTGCGGAATTGTTGCCGCTTGCTACGATTGTATCGTCATCTGCGTTGATGTCATCAGAAGGAGTGTTATCTACTGTGCTGACAATAACATTACCCTTTCCATCAAGGTCGAGCTCATGGAGTTCGTCTTTCTTTTTCTTCACGATGTTATTGTGCTCGATGTTATAGTACTCTCTAACATCCTTGAACGACACATTTGAAGAAATGCACTTTGACAAGTATGCGAAGAATGCGTCCCTCTCATCCTTAGGTCTCGACTTGAAGAAATTATAGATATTGTCAATGTGGCTTGTTTCCTTCGTCGCGATGCTCAACCTGTTTCTTGAACTGATAAGGTTGAAATGCCTCAGGTATTCATTTGCCGGACCCGGCTGCAGCGAATGATAGAAATCCGATTTATTTCTATATGCTTTGATTCTGAACACGATAGCAGTTGTCATGTTGCCGATATAGATAAAATACTGAGAGTTCTTCTCGTTGATTGTCATATCTTTTAAGATGAACATGTAGAACTCGCGGTCAAACACGGCACGCGAATATCTTAGCGTGTTTCCTGCATCAACTTCTCCTACCGGCATATAAGTGTAGTTATTCTCTTCCGATAAAATGTCATTCTTTATCTCGATGATGTTGAATGCCTTTTCAATGAATACGTTCTTGACAACACGAGTGCTTCCTGTCACACTGAAGAATCTCCAGCTGAGGTCATAGCCGAACACTCTCTTGATTTCTGCACATAGTTCCTTTGCTTCCTTTCTGTGGTTCCTGAGAGACTTGCTCACAGAAGCACAGTTGCCGTTCTTCTTGACATGCTCTCTCTTGTACAGAGACGCGATTGACTGGATAATGTCCTGCCAATATATTTCCTTCGTTCCCTGCGGAGTCAATCTGACAATCGCAATCTTGTTGTTGTTTCCGAAGTACATGAGAATGTTCATCTTTGCCGGAATGTATGTCGCAAGAATGAATCTCTTCTTGTTGTCGAAGAATGACATCATGCTCTTCACGTCAATCACGTCATCATAGTCCTGCGACTGCTCCTTGTCCTTAAGCTCGTCTGCAAAGTCTCTCCATCTCTTGGCATCGGAAGAAAGATGAAGCTCGCCGTATCTGTCCGCCATCATCGCAGCCTCAGATGAAGTCCAGTCATGCTCAAGAAGCGGTCCGACTTCTTTCATAACATCCCTTATGATTCTGTTTTTGATAGTGCTATTGCTATTATATCTTCTCATTTATAAAGATTTGTGAATTTGTTTCTTATTATTGATTTAAATCGTGTTTATCTTGTCGAACAAGTAAGCCTTGATTTCCTTCAACTTTCCGATGTGTCCGCTTCTGCGCAAAACCTTGAACACGATGTTGCCCGGAGCATACTCGCCGGCTTCTGCAATCGCGTCTCTTCTTCCCTGAATGATTTCGTCATTCAACTTGACAACCTCTTCTCGGAGAATCATGCACTGTCTCTTGGTCAGAAGCCTGTCAGTCAGTTCCTCGATTTTATCGATGATGTTGATGTACTGCGACGCCTGGGTCTTGATGAGTTCCTTGTTCAGTTCATAGTCATCCGAGTTAGGAATCTTAATCCACTTGTCATACTTCACGGAATAGATGCCGTTTGACGCATTTTCCTCATTCTTCTCCTGTACATAAATCTCGACAGGATAACCGTATATGAGAACGTCATGCACGCGGTTCCAGTCATTTTTCTTCATGTCGAACAATTTCTTAAGAGTGTCCGGATTTCCATACTCGGAAAGTTTGCTGAAATCAATCATGATGTGCAAGTCAACATCAGAGTACTTGCTCCAGTTATAGCCGGCAAGAGAACCGACAAGCACGATATCATCAATCTTGATTCCCATCTCCATATCGTCGATAAAGTCGTTCGCTATGTTTACAAGATGCTTTCTGATGACTTTCTTGAGTTTGTTATCTGAACCCCAAATCTTTCTGTTCAAATCTTCTTTCTTGTCAAACGACTTAAGATTTATCTGGCTTGGATAAACACTGTCAAGTATAGCATCTACTTCATTTAATGTTACTGCATTTGGCATTGAAAACTTTCAAGATACTTTAATTATTATAAGATATTTATCATTAAAAACTAATTATTTTTGTTATTTTTTAAACCAAACAAGTTTTTTTGTGTATACTCATTTGATTTTTTAGTTTCTCTCTGAAAATGACAAAAAAGAAAATAGACAAAACTGAAAATCTGACAGAAGTTAAAGAAGAAGTCTTAAACGAATCTGCAGATAATGCGGCTTCTAATGCGGATAAAGAAACAAAAAAGAAACCGCTGACCGCAAGCAAGTGGTTCAAGTCTGATGACAGTCCGGTCAATTTCTTCGGCAACTGCATCACCAGATGCAAGAAAACGCAGGACGGAATCTTGCTGAATTACAAGTTTGCGGCACCAGAGTTCGTCAATACGGCATTCGACATCAACTACACTTCGATAAAGATTTCATCAACAAGCCTTAGGACTGCTCCGGATCCGATATGCGGTTTCATTGCAGAATCAATGGAGATTCCGACATTGACAATATACGGTTACATCCCGGACACCGACGACGAGCATCTGTCAAGGCTTGACTATGAGCATATGTCCAGAGTTTTCAATTATGATACGATAAACAAGTTCACAACTGTCAAGATTAGTGGGAGTTTCAAGTCCATTGAAGATATGAAGAAAGTCTTGAATCTTCTTTACGACAACCTAATCGGAGATAAGATATACGGAAAGGTTGTTCTATATGCAAGTTCTCTTGTCAATGACGAGAACGGAAAGGCAAGAACGATTGCCGACCTTGTTGACAATGGTTATCGTCTGGATGAAGGCTGCTACGGATTCATGCTTGACTATGGCATTTTCGGAAAGAAATACTATACGAAGATTCTCAAGGGAAGCCTTCCTGACGAGCCGATTGGAAAACTGGACTTGAGCATGATTGATGCTGACAAATAAATCGTTGAAATAATAATGACACAAGATAAAGAAAAGGACTACAGCACGATAAAGATACAGTCGAAGCACATCATCCTGATTTCTGACATTCACTTCGGATGGAACTCTGCAAGCGAGGAATGGCTCAACAACATAAGCGACTATTTCGAGAAGTGGTTCATTCCTCTTGTCGAGAGCAAGCTTAAAGAGAACCCGGATTGTGTTCTGTTCTGTCTCGGTGACGTGTACCATGACAGGATGTCGATTGACATTGACGCGAACGAACTCTGCATCTCGACTTTCGAGACTCTATCGAAAATGCTACCTGTATATATAATCAACGGCAACCATGACTTGTCTAAGAAAACAAACAAGGGAACCTCATCTCTGCGTTCTCTTGACAACATATCGAACCTGACGCTTATCAGGGAACCGACTCTTGTCAAGTGCATGGACGGAAAGAAATGTTTCAAGAACATAGCAGCGATTCCTTATCTTGGCGACTGCAATGAAGAGAACAAGCAGATTGTCAAATTCAGCGGAACAGCAGACTACGCGTTCATGCATACTGACATATCGAAGATGAAGTTCAACAACGGAAAGGTCATCGTCGGGGCGGTTGATGCAGAGAAGTTCAAAGGAAAAATTATTTCCGGTCACATCCACAAGATGCAGGAGACTCCGAAAGTAACATACATCGGTTCCCCGTATCAGATGTCAAGAAGCGACATCGGAAACGTAAGCGGCATATTCACGCTGAATCTTGAGACCGGGTTCATGGACTTCACGGAGAACAAGTACTCTCCAATCTTTCAGAAAATCGAGTTGAGCAGCCTTGTCAACTATGATGATTCCGTAAAGCACAAGATGCTTGCAAACAACTATACTGACATCATCGTTGAAGAAGATGACATAGACAAGAAGTACAAGCGTTCCGACATATACAAGCTCATAGACATTCCGGATGCGAAGAAAGTTATCATAGAAGTTGTTCCATCCAAGAGTGAAATCAACTTGTCAGACGAAGAAGATTATGAGAAGTTGAGCATCGAAGACTTGATTAACAAGTCGATTGACGAACTTTCTGATGTCGATGAAGAAACGAAAGGGATTCTGAAGTCGATCAGTTCAGAATACTACAAGACTGCGCTTGCAGAGTTTGATGCTAATTAAGCAGCATCAACATATTATAAAATAAAAATTATCTAACAGTTATGCACAAAACAAGTTCCAGATGAACGACTTTGGTTATATTTCAGATTGCACAGAAACAAGAACATTTCCTGACTACATTTTCAGACCCGGTCTTACACAGTATACTATACTATATCATGTCATTACGGACCGTGAGAACAAGCGGCGTTTCAACAAAAACGAATATGTTTCATGGAAACTTGGTCAGCACCGCATAATCATTCAAACAGAAAATCGCGATGAACATATTATTGATGATACAGCAAAGCGTGCCAAATCATCATCAAAGGCGATCGACTATTATTATAATTTGCACATTATCATAATACCGGGACATCATTCGCAGAAAATAGATGATATTTTCAGAGAAAAATTGCATCCGGCAGTGTCAAAAATCATAGACCCGTTCTATGGTTCGTATTACACATGGCAGCAGTTGAAGAAGTTTGTTGAAAAAGGAACCGCAACACAGGAAGATGTTGATTTGTTCAACACGAGCGGCAGTCCGACAGAACTCTCTTATCACAATTCAAAGAAAGAGTTCGACATAATCATCATGCTCGTAAATGAATTCATATACGGAATCAAAAATGAGAACACTGATGAATTATATGAAAAGGTAAAGGCAGACAAGGATGTTGCTCGTGTGATGAACGATCTGAAGAAAATGACAGACAATGCACATGATTCAGATAAAGACAGACAGAAGAAATACGACGAAGCCCATTCAAATTCAAGGAAAGAGTTCTGTATGCAAAGATTTGCATATAGAAAACTGTTGTTCGATGACAGGATAACAGAATCGGATTCATGTGCCATATTTTCTTCATCTGTCCCGGATGCTGTCAATATGATGCAAATATACATAGAAAAGACTTGCAAGATTGCTATATATTGCATGAAACCTGACATGATAGACAATGTCAAAGACAGATTGAGTTTTCTTAATTATTCAAACGTAGATGTCAAGGAACTCTGGGACCATAATGATGAAAGATACGACTATGTTGTCATGCATATTCCAAATGCTGGAAATTTCGGCAATAAAGTCTTGGCTACCATCTTGCAGAAGTACGTCAAGAAAACAGGAACTGCTAAAATTTTGACAGACTCGTCATTGGTTCACACATATGTGATTCATAGACGCGTCATGGATGATTATGACAACGAAACAATAAAAACTGTCGTTATCGGTGAAAAGACATCTTATCATTATATAGATCAGATTCACAAAATGCTTGATGGACATATCCGATATGTAAGTCTTGAGAACACGAATCAGTTCACAAAGACACAAGCATGCATTTCATTCTTGTCTATCACAGCGGATTTTGGCGAAAGATATGAGACATTTGATTTCTGCTGTCATGGCATCTTACGAAAAGAATATTCGTTAAGGCATTGCATCGAGTTCGGAAACCCGAACATATTCAAGAGGATTATGGAGAAACTATGGGACTGTTTCGGAGTAGTGACGATTCTTAGCGACGCTGGCGAGAAACCGAAATTGATTTATCCGTATTTTCTTTCTGCTCCACAAAAGAACTATATCAAGAGTAGATGCAGCATTCGTTCTGAACGGATGATTGATGGCTTAAAATCTTGGTTCTTCAGTCCGTTATATGAAGTGAACAATTCTGAATTAACAGACAGAAACATCAATCCGCGCTATATAGTTGCGGATACTGTTGAAGAAATCGAGAACTATAAGAAGAACTGCCATCTTGCAATAATGAAATATGTTGGCATTATACTATCATGCGTCAATGCAAGGACAAATATATATAAGGATTTCATTCCATTCGTTGCAGACAAAGCTTATACAGATAATGAAATCTTTGATAAACTTGAATTGACTCGTGCAGAGAAGAAAGAGATAAAGGAAGTCATCGAATCGGCAATAACCAGCGACGAAATGATAGAGAATATGGAATATGGACGATTGGACAATTAAAATTAGTTGATCGAATGTCACATCACATCGTCTGGATGCCAAAAACAATGTGGAACAGGTTTAAAAAATCAACAAATATTTAAACTTTTTGCTTTTTCTTCTATATAATTGTAGAAATAAAATTGATTCTCACATTATGGAAATTCTACAACACGGAAAGAAACAACTCTTGACAGAAGATAAGAAGTTCGACTATTACTTCAAGTGTCCGAAATGCGGTTGCCAGTTCACAGTAAACATCAACGAGCTTGACTCTATTGAAAGACGCCCTGATGGTCAGCGCACAGCAAAGTGTCCAGATTGCGGCGAAACTTGCATATATAGCAATTCGATGCTTGTCTAATTAAAGAAACTGAATAATGAAGTTCGAAAGCATTGAATTTAAAAACATATTCTCATACGGAGAACAAGTCCAAAAGATAAACTACTCTTCAGAAGGAAAACTGATTCTTCTAAAGGGCGTCAGTGGAGCCGGAAAGAGCGCGATTCTCTCGTTGCCGATTCTTGTTCTGTACGGCAGGCTCACAAAGGTGACAAAATCCGGAATAGCAAACCGCATCAACAAGCACGGCTGGATTCGCGGAACCATCATAAAAGGACAACACAGGTTTGTAATAGAGCGCGAGTTCACTCCGAACAACCTAAGGATATGGAAGGACGGAGATGAAGTTGACTTGTTCGGCTCGTCAGCAGGCGAGGACTACATATCAACAGAAATCATCGAGATACCGCTATCTACTTTCACGAACATGATAGCCATATCTATGAAGAAGTTCAAGTCGTTCTTGTCAATGTCGCCGACTGAAAGAAAAGGTGTTGTTGACGAAGTCTTTGATGTTAGAATCATCAACATCATATTCGACCAGATTAAGAAGGATGCCCGAGACCTCGGGCAGTCAATCAACGGAGACCAGAGCCTGCTTTTCTCATTGACGAGGACATTGACCAACGCGAATGCGGAACTTGTCAAGATTCAGGAAAAGAACACGAACTCCGATTCTTCGATGAGCAAGGTTGAAGAGAACAAGAAGAAGATTGACGCGCTCAACAATCGTCTTAACCAGTATAACGATGTTGCAAAAACTGTCATAGAAAAGCAGAACGAGAACAACACTGAAGTGTCGAATAAGAGCAGGGAAATAACGGAGAATGACATGAACATCAGGAACATCATGTCAAAGATAGACTTGTACAACAAGAACCGTTGCCCGACTTGCAGTTCCCTGTTCAGCGGTCCTGATTTCGACAAGCTCAAGACAAAGCTCAATGAACTTTATGAAGACAAAAAAAAGAAGCGTGAACTGCTGGTTGCAGAACTTGAATCATTAAGGGAAAAGAGCAACAAGATTGCAGAGGCGGCACAGAAAGTCCAGAGCGGAATGTACCAGATTCGACTTGAAATCAACAACATCAGCAACGAGAACCTGATGATTGAGGAAAAGTTGAAAGCAAGCGCGGAATATCAGGCAGTCAAGAACATCATCGACAATACGAACAAACAGCTTGATGAAGTCCGCAATTCAATAGATGAAAAGACAAAGAGACTATCATATTTACAGAAACTGCAGATTGTCTATTCAATCAAGGGTGTCACAAAGATGGTCATCGACAACTATCTTCCAAGATTGAACGAAGAGATTTCGCAGAACCTTCTACTACTCGGCTTTCCGTACACGTTGTCGTTCGATTCTGAATTCAACAGCACATTGAAAGATTGCGGCGTCGTAATGAGCGAGACTTCACTGAGTGACGGAGAAACGACAAGGGTTGACTTGGTAGTTCTTTGCAGCATGTACAATCTACTTAAGATGAAGTTCCCGACCATCAACATATTGAGCGTGGACGAAATCATATCAAGTCTTGACCAAGAGAACTCATCCAAAGTCATGTCTTTCATGAAGGCATTCGCAGAAGAAAACAACATCAATATCATCATAGTGTCTCACACGTCGCTTGACTTGGACTACTTTGATGATGTGATTGAGGTCGAAAAGACGAACGGATTCAGCAAAATCATAAAGGGCGAATCTGCAAAATCTCTGACAGTCAATGAGTTATGAGCATTAACAATTTTTAACTCCAAAAGTTTAAACTAAATAGAAACTTTAAAGTATACTTTTCTGAAACATCGGTTGGCTCTCTGACACATCATAGTCACTATAACAAGTGGGTTAGATGAACAAGCAGACTGCCATGTACATGATGTTAATTATAAAATATTAGTAGTTTTAATTTTAAGGTATGTACGACAAGAATTTATTTGATGCAAATGTTCAGGTTGACGGAGCCAACCTTAGGAAAGACAGCATCTCGAGTATCGAGTTCTCCCCTTCCTACAAAAAGTCTCCGGACCATGTTTTCAAGGCAACAATCCGCTTCATCCCGTATATCAAGAATGTGGTTGAATCGGTTGTTTCCAAGTACACTGTATGGCTTGAGAATCCACTCACCCATGAAAAGAGAGAGCTTGACGACCCATCAACGGTGAACGAGCCGTCCATCTTCACACAGACATTCTTCGACTTGCGCAACAGTTCGGACCCAGTTCTTAAGGAGAACAGCAAGGGTTGGTCAAGAAAGATGCGCTATGCGTCAATCATTCAGATTCTCGACTGCCCGTCTGATCCTACTCTCGTGAACCAGTTAAGAATCTGGCGTTATGGCGAGAAAATCTACGCGCTCATCTCAGACCAGATGAATCCGAGCAACCCGATGGTTTCTGCCGTATCTCCGTTCTCTCTGATGAACGGTCGCTATCTTTACCTGAAAGTCCAAGAAAAGTCCGGTTTTAACAACTTCGATGCTTGCGCTTTCTATGACAGTACGGATGACAGAACAAAGGCACAATGCCCTATTATGACATCAAACGGCATTCAGTATGTTCCAGTAAACGAAACAAACATCGCTAATCAGAACTTCGCCGAGCAAGTTAAGAAATGGCTTGAAGAAGGTCCGTCTCTTGAACCATACAAGTATCATCCGATGACAGATGATGACAGAAACTTCGCGATTACTTGCGCGAACATTTCTAAGAATCCTAAGGCTTCGATGCAAGCGGCTGCAAGTCAGTTCGGAATGGGTCCGGGCGTGAACTACGGTCAGCAACCTGCTGCTAACCCAAGTTCTATCGTGAATATGAACAGCGGTCAGCCGATCAACCCTGCGCCGCAACCGCAGCAGCAACCAGCACAGCCACAGTTTGGACAGCCTGTCGGACCTGCGCCACAACCGCAGATGCCTTCTATCAACGAGGCTCCGGGTTTCGGCGACCAGCCATATGGTCCAGTCCCACCAGCACAGCAGCCACCATCAGGTTTCTCCGGAAACGGGCTTGACAATCTGAACGATGTTCTCGGCGGTCTCGGCGGATCTCCCGAACCACAGCCACAGCCTCAAGGTGAAACAGGTGGCGGTCTCGGAAACCTCGACGACATCATCAAAGGAATTATCTAACAAACAAAGGTTTCTGTCAATAGTCCATCTTGCTTTTCAACATAGTGAGATGGACTATTTTCAAAAAAAAGCAAAAACAAAATGAACTTGTTCGACGCGTCTGCATTAGACTCCAGCATATCCACATACAACACGGAATCATATGTGAATGAGATTTATCAGAAAGTCAGTCAGATTCTTCAGAAGCGGTTCCAGAACTATCCTCAAAAGCAAAGAATCATAACGACAACAGAAGGTCTCAACTTTGCATGTCCGTACTGCGGAGACTCTGCGACGAACATGACAAAGAAGCGCGGTCATATCCTTCTGAACGGAAAATGGGCTGGAAACTACAAATGCTTCAACTGCTCAAGATTCGTTCCGATAACAAAGTTCATGCAGGAATTTGACACAGACTTGTCGCTTGCCGGCATCAAGTACTCCCAAGAGCACAAGACAGAGTTTGACACGTCATTCAAGACAAAGTCCGGCTTTGACCTATTCAACAAGGAACTTGCACTGCAGTACGGCATAGACAGGAACGTGTTCAGGGACCTTGGAGGACTGAGGGAGTGTGATGGAAAAGACTGGTATGCAAAGCCTGCACACGACTACCTTGTCGGAAGATGCCAGTTCTCGTTCAACAAGTTCATGTACAGTCAGTCAAGCAATGCAATCGTCATTCTAAATCTTGTCGAGAACAAGGTAATCGGATGCCAGATGCGTTTCTTGAATCCGAACATTCCGAAAGACCGGAGATTCAAGACATTGACATTAAGCAAGATATACAAGAATATTCTGAAACGCGACACAGTCAAGGTTCCGGACCAGCTTGAGTCTTTAAGCACTCTGTTCGACCTGTTCAATGTTGATATATACAAGCCAATTATCGTGACGGAAGGTCCGATGGATGCATTCCTGCTTCCAAATGCAATCGCTACGAGCGGAGCAAACAAGAAGATTCCGATCTCAATTTCCTCATTGTATTATATGTACGACTCTGACGCTACCGGAAAGAAACAAGCAATAGCGGCAATCAACAAGAAGTATAACATATTCTTGTGGGGAAAGCTCAAGAAAGACTTGAATCTTCCAAAGCAGAGCAAATGGGACGTGAATGACATCATCAAGTACATGGTATCGACATATGGCTGGAACAACTTCAAGATAGACTGGATTAAGTACTTCTCGAACAATCCGCTTGACTTGATATATCTCGATGACTTGGGCATGTCTATTTAATTTAGAAAATCATTAAAAACAATTCATTCAAATGAACAGTAATGTAAATAATATCTTTGATTTGCTCGCTACGGCTATTGAAGCAATCAATGAAAGAAACTCATCAAAAAAAGATGAAAAGAAAGCAACTTCAAATGACACAAGAAAAGACGTGAAAGTCAATACAATCAAAATTGACCTGAACGAATTTGAAGATATTGCCGCAGATTTCCTGAAAGAAATTATTGATGCATTCTCTTCGGATGAAACCAAAGACAATACGGATGAACAGAAAGAAACCGGCTTTGTTGATGACTTCAAGGAACCATGCTGCGACAAGTGCTCCGAGAACAATAACTGCAACTTGAAACCTTGCAACAAAAAGCAAGATGGTGACACGCCATCCAAATCCAAGAAAACCATTCGTGAAAAGCTTCTTGATGAAATCGAAGAAGATATTAAGAAAGAGCAGCAGCAAAACAAGCAGCTTGACAAAATCAACAAGATATGCGATTACATCGAGAATTCTTTAAGTGAAACCGGTCCGAACAAGAAGTATACAATCATCCGCGGTACTGGAGTAGTTCCGCATGCGGTTGAACTAAGGATTCCTCAGGACATTGCTGTTTTCTATGACTTGAGAAGCGATGCTATTGAAAACATCAAAGAACTTGTTACCAAGAAAATCGGAGTTTCAGAACTATATGTTCAGAGAGATGAAAAAAACAATAATGGCATTGTCATATACATTCCTCTATTGAAAAAGAAATAAGTTATAACTGTCATTTTCTTTTTTTGCCGGCTGGCTGTTATCAGATTAAAACCCTGATGCAGCCAGCTTTTTCTTGTTTATGTACTTACTTAACTACTAATCAAAAACAACCCACACAAATAAATATCTTATAATGAAAAAGAGTTGAACAGTTTCCATTCATTATAAATGGACTTTCGGAGATTTGCCAAAAGATAAATAATAAAATAAAATATTGTAATTTCAACAATGAGTAAAATTTCACTCGACCTTTCATCAATAAAATCCGCAGGTATTTATACCATCGAGATTGATGAGTCGCAGCGTATTGAAACACAGGTTTCTGCGCTTCGTCTTCTTGTGGGTTTTGCTGGTAAGGGTCCTTTCAATAGACCTGTGTATATTCAGAATGATGCACAGAGACAGAAGTTGTTCGGCGATATTGATTCCAAGCTGGAGAAGAAGGGCTGCTTCTTCAACCGTGCAGCACAGACGATGCTTGAGAATAGTCCAATTCTCGCACTCAATCTATTGAAGGTCGATGACAGCTATGACGGTCCGGATCAGGTCAACTATGTTGCTCTTTCTCTTGACGCAGGCGCGAAGAACCCTGCTGTTACGGATCCAGGTCTTGTTTACGGAGAAGTTGACTATCTTGCTGACACGATTGACAATGAGATTTACGGAACATCAACCGGCAATGTCATTCCTTTCGTCGGAAAGGCTCCATATGCTTCCATGTTCGACCGTTCCCGCTTCTGGATTCCTTCAGCTGCAAATCTGATGCAGGTCGCTTCCGTTGGTCTTGGTGTTGCCGGAAAGACGATGGTTGGAAACTTCGAGAAGTCCAACTTTATCAACTTCGCCAACACAGGAACAGATGAAGTTTCACTTCTTGTATATAAGCCAGAGGGCTTTGCAGGTTATGACGTGACAGCAAAGGACTGGTACGGCGGAGAAGAGAACATTCCGTTCGGATGGATTCGTCCGTCAGACTACATGTCCGACTACTTCATCCGCGTTGTTGCTGTAAAGGGCAACTGGTCCAACTATCCTATTCTTTCTTCTGACTCGACTTGGGGCAACTACTTCGATTCAAAGGGTATCAGAAAGGACAAGATTTTCCAGTTCTCGCAGGCAGAAGGCGTTACGTTCATCGGTTCTTGGACAGGTTCGATTATTCCGGACTTCACAGACAAGCAGGGCAACTACTGGTACATTCTTGACAAGGTTAACGCACAGACTGAATCTACCGGCATCTTGATGACCATCAACGAGGATGCCATGCAGGTTATCTCTTACGACAAGAACGGCGTAGACTTGACAACCGGTCAGCAGACAGGTACAGGCTGCTGGGTTTATGACTATGACGGCAACAACGAGGCTGATTCCGACGCAGGCGAGTCTGAAATCGGCGAGAACGGCTTCTTGATTGATATGGTCGGTCACAACTTCAGAAACGGCGTGGCAGGCGGTTCCAAGTCCAAGATTAGCGAGCTTACAAAGAAGTACAAGTCCATCATATTCGATGCGAGCACAGGCAACCTTGATGGTAGCGTTTATTATCTTGACAATGCTTCAGTCGGCACCGCAAAGGAAAATGCATCCGTGAAGTATCCTAAGATTGTTACAGAAACAAAGAGTGCTGGCGACTACAATGCAGCAAGCGGTTCCGCTTTGAGACTTTATCCGGTTTATGATGCATCAACCAATAGAATCATTGAACTTAAGGACGGAGGCTACAAGTATGTTGCAATCTCTGCCGATAGAGCAGAAAGCATCAGCGATGCAAGCATCAAGGCTCTTAAGATTTATAAGGAAGACGGAACGGCAAATGCAAGCACGGTTTCTCAGGCATTGCCAGCAGGCGTTACTTCTGTGAAAATCAACAAGAAGTCATACAAGGATTTCTACGAGAACGCATCTGTATTCTACGGAAACTATGCTTCCATGAACACTTCGACAAAGCAGGTTTATGTATATTCTGTCCGCAACGGTGCAGACAATACGCCTGAGGTTGTTGACGAGACAATCGTTGATATGACCACGCAGGTTCCAGTCGGCGTGAAGATTCCTGATACTGCAACAACTGACAGCTCAGTTTACACATTCTACTACAATGGTAAGGAGTATCTCATCAATGCATCTACCGGAACACTGCCAAAGGGAAATATATATACTCGCACAACTGACAACTCTGCAAAGAAATACGGTATCAACTTCCTCTCTTACAACTATGTAAGCAACTCTGCAGATGACAACAACGTTACTTGCAATGTAAGGAATGCCTACTACTTCAACGGTCAGAAGAACAGCTCTACAATCAACGACCCTGTAACACTTGCAGACACAAGCACGTTCTTCAACGAGAATCCGGTTCCAAAGGACATTAGAAACATGTTCATCGTAACCACTCTTGATGATGCTGCTGAAATCACAGTTGGCGACTTTGTAGAAAACATTGCCATCAACAACAACAATGGCGATGCAACCAAGTTCGGCATCATTCCGGGCATCACTCGCGTAACCAAGAAGATTTTCGTGAACCTGACTTCAAGCAACGTGTTCACATACGGCGGTCAGACTTACAAGTACGATGCAACCAAGGGTGTCATCTCCACGAAGAACGGAAAGCGCGGCTTCTATCTGTTCACGACAATAGATCCGGTCTATATCAGCAACGGCAACATCATCCGCAGACAGCTTCCTATCAGCAGCGATGCAATTTCGAAGTCACTCCGCTTCATCCCGCTCAAGGGACTCCACATATCGGCACGTCACCGTCCGGGCTATGACGAGAACGGAAGAATCAGCATCAACGAGGGTATCAAGAAGATTTACTCGGTTCTTGAGGACGAGGGAATCCAAAGAGGTCTCTGCAACAGCAACATGGTTGACTACCGCTACATTGTAGACTCCATGTCATACGGTCTTGATGACAACCTTGGCGGCAAGGTCTATCTTGCACGTCTCGCATACAACAGAGAAAAGACGACTGCTCTTCTCAATGCTCCAAGCAAGCATCAGTTCGAGATTTCAAGCGACCCTTGCTTCTGCGCTACATATGACGCGAACACTTATGTTAAGCCATCGTTCAGCACCAAGTACATCGCTGAAGGCGGAAACCCTGACATGTACAGCACCAAGATGTTCAGTGTCATCAACACTGAGGCAAACGGTTCCAAGTACAGCGCAGTGTTCTTCCCTCACCTGATTTACAGGGAGAACGGTCATAACATCATCGTTCCGCCTGCAGCTGACATTTCCAACACGTTCATGCACAAGTTCCAGGGCGGCGACCCTTATGCAATCGTGGCTAACATGGACGGCGTCATCAGCAACAACAAGGTTATCGGTCTTGAATGCGACCTCGATACGGAAGATAGAGACTATCTGGAGCCAATCGGCATCAACTCTCTCATCCGCGAGAACAACCTCATCAAGATTTACGGAAACCAGACTTGCTATCAGGAGACGAAGTCAGACTTCAACAAGCTGAATACCCGTGAAACTCTCAACACTCTTGAAATCGCAGTGTACAACGTACTTAAGACTTACAACTTCAAGTACAACAACCCGCAGACTCGCGCTTCAATCGTGACTGCAATCACTCCGATTCTCGAGGCAATGAAGCTTTCCGGCGCAATCGACTGGTACGAGCTCATCTGCGACGAGACAAACAACACCGCCGAAATCATCGACCAGTATCTCGGTATCGTTGACATCAACGTGGTAGTCGGTCACGGAATGGAGAGAATCGTGAACAGAATCCGTCTGCGCAAGCATACAGATATTCCAGCATAATTTTAGAAATTATAATATTTTGGAAGAGCGGAACTTCAATAGAGTTTCCGCTCTTTTTGTTGTCAAGAAATCAGCGATTGTTTTCCGCAAAGATAAATATCTTATAATATACAATTCTATGCGGCAATTTATCGCAAGTTGAACATTGAAAAATAATCATTTTTGATAATGGACCAATACAACAATCCACAGTATTCTCCGCTGATGTCAAAGGAAGCAGTTCGTTACATCACGCAGAATATAACTCCTGAGGAAGTTCAGTATGTCGCTGACGTGAAATGCGTGTGCGACGACTGCAAGGAAATCGGTTGCACAGAACAGCAATGCGATGACATTCTGTATGTTACAAAGTTGATAGCATTCAAGGAGAAGTTCCAGATTCTTCACTGGGCAGCGGAGAACATGTCTATGCACAAGGCAATCGACGAATTCTTCGAAGAGTTGTCAGAATATATCGACACTATTGCCGAGAACATCCAGTCGATTATCGGTCAGTTCTCTGCAAACAACAAGCAGTTCAACAAGATTGAACTTCCGATTTCAGAGAATCCGCTTGAAATCATCAACGAGCTCAAGATTTGCGTGAACAACTGGTTCCAGTGTCACACCGATGACATCGAGTACGAAGGATGTAGAAATGCCACTTCCGGATTCATTGAGACTATTCACAAGTATGTATATTTGTTCAGAATCTGCAAGCCGAACGACTAAAAAATCAGCAATTTAACAACTATCAAAAAGCATCAGTTGTCAATGTCCATCAAAGATAACATACAAGACAAGATATACAGTCAGGTGAACAAAATGCTTGAAGGCTACGGTTACGGAATCAACTCTCCTTATGGAGAGACTCCGTACAACTGGGGCTTCCAGTACAATCTTGTTCCATTGTCAACGAATCTCTCTCAAAGAGGAAACGACAAGGACCAGAAGAAGAAGTATGACAAGATTTATGACGGACAGATGCATATCGGAGACATTGTTACCGGCATCGGAGCCGGAGACCAGAAGAAGCACAAGGGGACGATATGCAACTTCACATATAGAGACAACAGCGGCACATCACTGAAGTTTGTCTGGATATTCGACTCCAAGACGATGAAGCGTGTCGCCCTGATGCCAAAGACAGTCAAGATTATGGAAAAGGAATTCAAGAACGACTTTCACAGGAAATTCGGATGGTCTGCATTGAGACTGCAGGAAAGCGAGATAGAGAAGATGAACGACCCTGAAGAAATCGAAGCAAGGGAACGACTCATCGACGAGTACAAGTTCACAGACTATGAGGCAAAGTACTACGACGACAAATTCTACAACCACAAGTATGAAGATGACTTCTGCGAGATAACTTCAATCAAGACGGACTCCGGTCTTGCAGAGATTATGACAGGAACAGACGAGTTCGACATCGAGTTTGTCAAGATGATATGCGAGATGTACGGTCATAATGATGCTGTAATTGAGTTTGATTCTGACGATGAAGTTTCAATAGAACCATCTATCATCATATCTTCTTGGAAAGACCTGCTTGCCCTTGTTGACGCAATCGACAGCGCAAGAGACGAGTACAGAGCAAGCGATGATTATGACGATGAATACTATTCTGGCGAATATGAGGATTTGGTCAGGAAGTTCATCGTGAAACTAACCATCGGCTACGAGAAATATCTCGTGGTTTCCGACAACAACAGCGGAGCAGACAGGAGAATCTCAACAAGCGGGATTTTAGGAAATGAATTTTAAAATTGAACGACAATGAACAAGTATATACACATGCTTGTCGAATCTTACTTCGACAGCACAGAGCAGATGAACCAGCTCATCAAGAACACGAAGGCACTGCAGAGAGCGGAAGAGAAGTCAAAGGAGAGTAGAAAAGACTTCATCATGAACGTTCTCGGTCCGAAAGCATACAAGAAATACGACAACAACGGAACTTTCGCGCCGGTTCCTCTTTCTTCCATCAAGCTCACGAAGAATGATTTCGACTTGATGAACACTTCTCTTGGCGAGAACAAGACCGAGAAACTGATTAAAATGATTAAGGATACCAAATACCCGAACATCGGATTCGACCTGATAGATAACGGCATGGGAAATCCTTATATCAGCACAAGAATCATCTTCAAGACGATGGACGAGGTCATTGACTTCTTCTATACGATTCTCCATTGCTTCAAGAAAGTTTACAAGACAGAGGAAATCAACTGGAAACCGATTGTTGACAAGTTCAAGAAGTACCTCAAATAACAACCAACAATAAAGAAAAATTAAAACTAATTGCAATGACTAATAAGAAGAAAAATGTTCCGTTGTCATCAGGTCCGACAACGACAAGAGTCAATATGATTGACGACTGGGGAGACTATTTCCGCAGTTTCAACAGCTATAGACCGAACCAGAAGTACGGTTCCGGAGTAGTGGAGCGTCCGACAGAAGGAACTTGGGAAACCGGAGTTCCTAATGTGATAACAGGGATGAACCATAATGTCAATGCTGCGCAAGCATATATGAAGATTAAGGAGAATCAGATTATAAACGACCAGAAAGACTACTACAAGAACTGGCAGGACAGAATCGAGCAGATGGAAGACGAGTTCGACGAACATACAAGTCTGGAGAACGAACCGTACAAGAGCAGCAACAAGGCTGCTGGAATCAAGGTTGTCGAGCATCCTGCGAACTCAATTGAGGACACTCTTGCTAAAATCAGGAGAGCGATGAAGATAAAGCAGGCACGCAAGAGCGAGACCATAGAATCCACGATGCTTACTCCAGAACAGATAAAGGAAATAGAGGCACAAGCACAAGATGCTCCAGCAGCTCCGGTTGATTTCAAAAAGCCTGAAATAGACATGGCTGACGCGATAAGGGATTTCATCGGAACTGATGATGACATTGAAGAAGATGATAAAGTTGTTGGGGTTGATGATACTGCTGAAACAGTTGAAGAAGAACAGATTGAAGAAGAACCGGTCGTGGCAACAATAGAAGATGCTGCCGTCATTGAAGAGGTTTCCGAACAAGAAGAACCGAACAAAGTGGAAATCGAGGTTCCGAAAGCAGAAGAACCAGTCGAAGAACAACTCGACCCATTCACAGCAGAATCTCTTGACATGCTTCAGATGCTTGAAGAAGCAGAAGCGCTGGAAAAAGAACAGGTTGAAGAACAAAAGCCGGTTGAAGAACAAAAGCCGGTTGAAGAACAAAAGCCGGTTGAAGAACAAAAGCCAGTTGAAGATCAAAAGCCAGTTGAAGTTGAAAAGCCAGTTGAAGTTGAAAAGCCGGTTGAAGAAAAGAAACCAGCAGCAACTTCATCAAAACCAAAGCCAAAGTCTCCTGCAAAGAAACCTGCTACAAAGAAGAAACCTGCGTCAAGCAAAGCAAAATCAAAGTCATCAACTGCTTCAAAAACAGCAAAAGACAAGAAATAACTATTAAGCAAAAGACAGTTTTCAATGAAATTTTGATTTCTGTCTTTTTTATTTTAAACTTTTCGGCATTTTTTTTGTAAAATAGATGGTTTAGTTTTTATCGGTTTTCAAAAAAGCAAAAATGGACAATAAAATAGACAAATTCAAGTATGCGTGGCTCAAGAATCCGTATGACTGTCCAATAGAAGAATTGAAGAAACAAGTCGTTGACTTGCACAGCCGTGCCGGATACTTCGAGACAAAGCAGCTTGCCATCAAGAAGTTCATCAACTCGGTATATGGCGCATTGGGAAGTAAGCACTTCTTTGCACACAATACGGCAATAGCAGAAAGCATTACAGCGCAAGGAAGAGACCTGAACCACTTCTCGGAGAACTCTGTGAACAGGTACTTTAGCGGAATCTTTCAAAGCAATCCGGACATTATTCTACATTACCAGTGGATTCACATAGACAAAGATGGAAAACGTTTTGACTTCGGTTCAAAAGAAAAGCCGGAAGACTATTATGCCAGCGGAACATGGGAAGAATGCGAGAGCTATGTCCCTGCTGTCAAAAAGGGAAAGAGACTGACGCCGGATCTAATCGGATGCATCAAGGACAACAGCCAAGGTCACTGCGACTGGTTCAAGAGAAATGCGAAATTATGGGACAAACTAAAAGTCAATCCCGAACTTGCAAGAACATTCGACATATCAAAGGGAAAGACAACGGAATCAAAGCCTTTGACCGGTCCAGAATATGATTATCTTGACGGAACTGAATCATTAAGCGTGGCAGGAGACACAGACAGCATTGACGGGAACTCGGTTATTGATATAAATGATGAAAAGATAGCAATCAAAGACGCTTTCGCTGCAATCAAGTACATGAACATTGATACTGTAATAATGCTTCCGAACGGAACCCAAGTCGTACCTGCGCCGTCAGACATCACATTAACGACAAAGACATATGACGCAAGCACAGATACAGTTTGTGATAAACAAATCAGATACATCATGCGACATAAGGTCAAGAAGTCAAAGTACAAGATAACAACAGAATCCGGCAAAGAAGTCATCGTGACAGGAGATCACTCTTGCATGGTCGTCAGGGACGGAATTCTCATATCAGTTACTGCGCAAGAAATAAATCCGGAAACCGACAAGATAATAACAATTTAAAATTAAATTTATGGAAAATCCGCTAACTTCAAAGTACAAGATACGCAATGAAAAAGAAGGCATTACAATCGAAATGTCAAATGGTTCAAATGACTTGTTTTTTGATGCAGACAAAAGCAAATATGAGATCAAGAACTACTATGTGACGAGATTTAGCGTTCTTGATGATTCACATGGTTCATTGAGCGGCAAAATCATCCAGTACACAGACACGAACGGAGCAACTTCAGAAACCGTCGTGAATGTTGACTTGCTGGATGATGAGCATCCTGTCAAAACAAACGATATTGAATTCGATACCGACTATTTGTTTATCTTGTTCAAAGAAAAAGGTCAAACGGATTACATTCCCGTGTACATCAAGATTCCTGTCTAAATTTATAAGCGAAAATACTTATATTTTCACATTATAAGTTTATTTGCTTATGTTTTAATTGTTAAAAATCATGGATTTTAGTCAAACAAATTATAAGGTAGAAAATATAAAAAGCATCGAAGTGCTTCCGGACTTTGATGATGAATATGTATATGACATCGAAGTCGGCGAAACCCATATGTTTTTTGCGAACGAAATTCTCGTCCACAACTCGATTTATGTAGAGTTCGGAAGAATCTTGAAATGGTGCAATGTTCCAAAAGAAGATCAAACGAAGTTCGTTGTTGACTTGTGGAACTATTCTCTCGGACCGTACATGAATAATAAATATGAAGAGTATGCAAAAGAATACAACTGTGACAAGAACATACAGAATCTTGAGCTCGAGAAGATAGCGGACACGACTCTGCTTTTTGCAAAGAAAAGATATGCGATGTCAAAATGCTGGGAGGAGCCTAACATCTACTTGCCGAAAGGCTCTCATATTCTATACAAGGGACTTGAGATTGTAAAGAGTTCTACGTCCGAATACGCACGCGAATGCATGGAGGACTTCGTCAAGTTCGTTCTTGACTGGTACCGTGACAACGACGAGAAACTCAGTCTTGACATGCTTGTCGGAAAAATAGAGAAATATAAAGCCGATTTCGAGTACAAGGACCCGGATATGATTTCGTTCGGCTCATCCGTCGGAAACTATGACAACTACATACTGAAAGACAAGGGAGAGCTTGTGATTGCAGACAAGTGTCCGGCTCACATCAAGGCCGCAGGAGTGTACAACTACTTCCTGAACAAGCCGGAGAACAAGAAGTACAAAGTAAAATACAACCCGATTAAGAATGCTGATAAAATCAAGTGGTTCTATTCAAATGCAGCAAACAACCCTTATGAAGTATTTGCCTATGTTCCGGGGAGTTTTCCGGGAGAGTTCAGAGTCAGCATAGACATGGATATTCAGTTCGAGAAAACAATATTGTCATTCTGCAACAAAGTCCTTGACATTCTCGGATACCAGCAAATACCGAACAATCTCGTACACTCACAGCCTCTGTTTTAGACAAACAAAGAAAGATAAGTTACATTCATTATTCGATGAACAAAGAGTATATTAATAATGACATAAAGCCCGGTGACGACTTTTTCAAGTTTGCTACCGGAAAGTGGATTGAGTTGAATCCGAAACCTGATGACGAAGCACAATGGGACTGCTGGAATGTCATAGAGAACAAAGTCAGACAGCAGAACCGGGAAATTCTTGACGAGATTGTTAAGAATCCCGGCGGCGGGGATGTCATGTCATACAAGATTGCAACATTCTACAAGACGATGTCCAACTATGACAAAAGAGACTCGGAAGGAATACGTGTCATGCTTCCGTACATCAACAAGATAATGTCTTTCAACACAAAAGACGAAGTCATTGAATTCTGCCAGAAAGAACTTGCATACAATTTCTTGCTATGCGTCGAGTGTGTCCCGGATTTCAAGAATTCGAACCACTATGAAGTGATGCTTTCACAGAAGCTCCTTCTGAACAACAAGTCATATTACACATCAAACGACCCGTACAAGCAAGAAGTTCTGAAGAAGTTTGCAAAGAACAAGGTTGATATTCTAACTGCCCTCAATTTCCAGAAAAACGACATAGACAGAATCATAGACACTGTTATTGACTTTGACTGCCAGATAGCGGAAGTTTCATACAGCATCGAAGAACTGTGCATGGACCCGATGTATAACTATCATATGATGGATATAGAGGAAGCAAGCAAGCTTGTCGAGTTTGATTTGAACAAGTATTTGTCTTGGTTCGGAATGAACGATGTGAAGAAAGTGAACATCGCTCAAGTTGATGCCATCAAGAAAGCATTTGAACTGATTAACACGATGACTCTTGTCGAGATGAAAGACAATGCAATCTTCCATCTTATTGATAATTATAAAGATACATTAAGAGTTGACATAGAAGAAATCGCATTCGAGTTCATTCAGTTCATGACCGGCGTCAAAGAGAGACCTGAACTGTGGAAACGCGAACTTGACAAAGTTGAAAGTTTCTTCAGTGAGACATTTGCACAGAAGTATGTAGAGAAATTCTTTCCGAAAGAGTCGAAAGACAAGATGATTTTATTGATAGAAAACCTTAAGAAAAGTTATGCTGAAATCATATCAAACCAGTCATGGCTTTGTCCGGAAACAAAGAACTATGCATTGAAGAAACTTTCCATGATGAAGTGCAAGGTCGGTTATCCGGACAAGTGGAAAGACTATACCGACATGCCGGTCAATAGCAACGTGTCATACTTCGAGATGACAAGGGAGATTATGGTATATTCTCACAATAGATATATCAATGACTATTTCGACAAGGATGTTGATATGGAAGAGTGGCCGATGTATGCACACAAAGTCAATGCATGCTACAGTCCGATGAAGAACGAGATTTGCTTTCCTGCAGCTGTATTGCAGGAACCGTTCTTCAACAAGGATGCGGATGATTCGGACAACTATGGGGGCATAGGTGTTATTATCGGTCATGAGATGACACACGGCTTTGACAGTTATGGAAGACTGTTCGGCATAGACGGAAACGTGTTCGACTGGTGGACTGATGATGAAAGTGAGGAGTTCGACGAACTATCCGAGAACACAAGAGACCATTTCAACGAGATTTACGCGCTTCCCGGAATCAAGTGCAACGGAGACTTGACGCTGAATGAGAATATCGCAGACTTTGGCGGTCTCAAGATTGCATACAACGCGCTTAAGATGATATACGGTGAAAAAGTTCGATACCTGTCTGAACTGCTTGCAATGAAAGATGACCGCGGAGAACCGATGTTCAGCGAAGCAGAACTGTACGGAAAGAACGGAATGATGAAGGACGGCTATGACTGGAAGAAGCGTTTCTTCCTCAACTTTGCAAACTGCTGGGCTGGCGTATCGACAGAAGAAGTCATCAAGCACAGAATAGAAAATGACGAGCATTGCCCCAACTACATCAGGGTGAACGGCACACTTCCGATGTTCGACGAGTGGTATTCAGCATTCAAAATAAGCAAGAATGATAAATTATATATAAACAAAGAAAGAAGAGCGAAATTATGGTAACACTTTTATTAAGCAGCGGACTACAAACGACATTAATATTATTAGTATTTGTAGTTCAGATAATTATGCTTGTTCTTGTAATTCTCGGCGGCAAAAAGAAAGGCATCGGAGATCTTGTCGATTCTGTTGATACAGTCAACGAGAAGTTCGATGAACTGTCTGTCAACTACGAAGATTTGAAGAACAACAACAGCGACGAGTTCGTGAAAATCAATGAGCAACTCAATAACCTGACGCAAAGAATCGAAAAGTTCGAAGCATCTTTCTCACAGATTCTAAATATACAGTCGATAGACTCTAACTCGATTATGGAAGAACCGGAAACGCTGCAAATAGGAAACATATACATGCTTGACGGAGAACCTGTTGAAAACAGTCAAGAGAAAAAGAGTCCGTCAAAGAACGGAAGAAAGAGCAAGAAACCATCTACAAATCTTGAAAATTTTGAAGTTGAAGAAGAACAATAACTATCAAAAAATCAAAAAAAAACAGCATTCAATCGGATGCTGTTTTTTTTTCATTATTGCATTTGAACCAAATGACAAATAGAGACATTTTGATAAATAATTTATAATAGATAAATCGTCACAAATTCAAAAATACCATTATGTCTCTTAAAACAAACAATGCGCAGCAGTTTATAGACGACTGGCAAGACTTGAAAGAAGCTAATCAGAAGATTGTCGAGCAAGCAGCAGCGGCGGCTAAGGAGAACCATGTCACACAAACAGATGTTGACAAAAAGATTGCAAAGGCAATCGCATCTTCTGGCGGTCCGGGAGGAATCAGCGAGAACAAGGTTGACCAGAAAATCACTACTGCTATCAACAAATACAAATCAAACGACAAGGACTACTACATCAAGAGTGTTTCAGTTTCAAATGGAAATCTTGTTCTGACATATAATGAAGGCAAGAATCCTGCTACTGTCAGCTTGTCATCGTTCGGTTTCGCATCAAGTTCCGATTTGGCAGGAAAGCAGGACAAACTTACAGATGCACAGATTAATGCTCTTGCAGATTTGACGAATTTCGTCACGATGGCGACACTCAACGATTATTGCAAGAAATCAGAAGTTGATTCCAAGATTTCAACAGAGATTGCAAAAGTTGTTGCAAACGCAGATGCAGATTTTGACACTTTGAAAGAAATTGCTGACTGGATTAAGAATGACACATCTGGCGCAGCAAAGATGGCAGCCGATATTGATGAAATCAACTCTCAAGTTGAAAATTTCCTTACAAAGACACAAGCCGACGGTTACTATCAGCAAAAGGGAGAGTATATCACTGCAAGCACGCTTGAAGGCTATGCAAAGAGCGCAGATGTTGATTCTACTTATGCAAAGAAAACGGATGTTAGCGGCTTTACAACCGAAAGTGATGTAAATACAATCATCAACGGCAAGAACTTCTTGACTGAAACTGCACTTGAAGGCTATGCAAAAAGCGCAGACGTTGAATCTACTTATGCAAAGAAATCAGAAGTTAATGGCTTTACAACCGAAAGTGATGTAAATACAATCATCGACGGCAAGAACTTTTTGACCGGAACTGCACTTGAAGGCTATGCAAAGAGCAAAGATGTTGAAGATAATTATCAACCAAAAGGAAATTATCTTACAGCAAGCGCACTTGAAGGATATGCATTAAAGACAGATCTTAACGTTCTCGTGTCCAAAACCGAACTTGAAGGAAAGGGCTACTTGACAGAAGCATCTCTCGGTGAAAACTTTGCAAAGAAGTCTGACATTTCAACTGCACTTGAAGAATATACGAAAACTACCGACATTGCATCAACTTATGCAGCAAAGACAGATCTTAACAATCTCGTAACTAAAACTGAACTTGAAGGAAAGGGCTACTTGACAGAAGCATCTCTCGGTGAAAACTTTGCAAAGAAGTCTGACATTTCAACTGCACTTGAAGAATATACGAAAACTACCGACCTTGCATCAACTTATGCAGCAAAGACAGAACTTGAAAACTATGCAACCGATGCAAGCGTAGCAGAACATTATCAAG